GAAAACCTGTTTGACTTTCAATCGGCCATTGTTCAATGGGCTGTCCGGCGTGGACGTGCTGCCATATTTGCTGATACGGGTCTTGGTAAAACCTTAATGCAGCTGTCTTGGGCGTCTGAGGTTGCGCGACACCCTGGCTTGCCGGTTATGATTCTGGCTCCTTTGGCTGTTTCCGAGCAGACAATACAGCAGGGCGATACATTCGGCATTCAGGTTGACCGGCACACTGGCGCGGCTTTTTTTGGGGCTGGCGTCTATATAACCAACTATGAGCGCATTGAAGAGGTTAATTTTGAGTCATTGGGCGGCATTGTGCTTGATGAATCATCAATCCTTAAATCACATGACGGCAAGACCAGAACAAAGATCATTGATTTATCGCAGCGCGTCCCGTACCGACTGAGCTGCACTGCCACACCTTCACCGAATGACTTTGAGGAGCTTGGCAACCAGTGCGAGTTTTTAGGCGTGATGACCAGAACAGAAATGCTGGCGACTTACTTTGTAAACGATACCGGCGACACAGGAACATGGAGACTTAAAGGCTGGGGGCAGTCTAAGTTCTGGGAGTGGATGGGTACATGGTCAGTTGTGTTACGCAATCCGTCGTACATTGGCTTTGATGGCTCAAGTTATATCCTGCCCGATCCTCAGTACACCGAGCACATTGTTGAATCAGAATCTGAGTTTGGTGATTTGTTTGCCAAGCCAGCAATGACCATGACCGAGCGTAGGCGCGCACAGCGTGACTCACTAAGCGCAAGGTGTGAAGCATTAGCAGAAATGGTAAACGCGCAGCCAACCGAGCCTTGGTTGATTTGGTGTCACTTGAATGACGAGGCAGAATATCTGCAATCATTGATCCCTGATTCAGTCAATGTTCAAGGCAGCGACAAAGCAGAAACAAAGGCTGCAAACATGCTGGCGTTTAGTGCTGGCAAAATCCGCGTATTGATTAGCAAGCCTAAAATCTGCGGGTTCGGTATGAATTGGCAGCACTGTGCAAGGATGGCGTTTGTTGGCCTTGATGACTCGTTTGAAAAGTTTTATCAAGCGGTTAGAAGATGTTACCGGTTCGGGCAAAAAAGGAATGTACAGATCCACATATTCAGCGCAGCAGCAGAAGGCCAGGTATTGCACAACATCAAGCGAAAAGAATTACAACACCATGAAATGAGCAAAAACATGATCGAGCACATGCGCGACATAATGAATAAAGAACTCAGAGGGCAGGAGAACATCGTGGAAGAATATCAAGAAGATACGTTTAACGGTCAAGACTACACGGTACACCTTGGCGATTGCGTCAAGTGGGCAAAACGAATGGCAGATGACAGCATAGATTATTCGGTGTTTAGTCCTCCGTTTGCTGATCTGTTTGTCTACTCAAATTCAGATCACGACATGGGCAACTGCAAGGATGATGCTGAGTTTGTGCAGCAGCTTAGATACTTGATAACTGAATTATTCCGCGTTTTAAAGCCCGGCAGGAATGTATCGTTTCACTGCATGAATCTGCCAACAACAAAGATGCGTCAAGGTTATATTGGTTTGAGGGACTTCCGAGGCGATCTGATACGCGCTTTTCAGGGCGCCGGATTTATTTATCATTCTGAGGTTTGTATCTGGAAAGATCCGGTTGTGGCAATGCAGCGAACAAAGGCGCTTGGACTGCTCCACAAAACAATCAGGGAAAACTCCACCATGTCACGGATGGGGTTGCCTGACTACGTGGTAACAATGAGAAAGCCCGGACAGTGTGATGACCGCGTAACACACGGTGATGATTTGCCGGTGCAATTGTGGCAAAAATACGCCAGCCCGATATGGGATGACATCAATCAAGGCAGAACACTCAACAAGCTGCCAGCCCGTGATGAGAATGACGAGAAGCACATGTGTCCGCTTCAGCTTGATGTGATTGAGCGTTGCATTCACCTTTGGACTAATCCTGGTGATCTGATATTCAGCCCGTTTACCGGCATAGGCTCAGAAGGTTACTGTGCAGTGAAGATGGGGCGAAAGTTTGTCGGCACTGAATTAAAGCCCGCGTATTACAATCTTGCCTGTCAGAACATTGAAGATGGCAGAAAAGAGCAACAGGGCTTATTCGGTGATCTGTGATGACAGAAAAAGAATATCAAAGATACTGGCGGCGAGTCGCTTACTATGGATTCACGCCAGAGGAGGCGTTCAGCGCACCGGTCAGGGTTCCGCTTTGGATATACCGGGTTGAACAAGAGGAAGGATGCTCTTTTGTGGACTTCCTCAAACGTGAATTTGCACTCGGTTATTCAATCGCTGATGTTGCAAGGTCGATTGATGTGACACATGCGAGGCTGTTTAATTGGGTTCGCAAATTCCGCAAACAGGGGCAGCTATGATCTCACTCAGAGACTATCAACTATCAGGCGTAGGCAGGCTGCGCGAATCAATCCAGCGGCATCGAAAATCGATTCTTGTCGCGCCCACTGGAGCTGGGAAAACCCGCATGGCTATCCGCATTATGCAGGGCGCGGTGGCACAGGGCAATCGCTGCTGGTTTATCGTGCATCGGCGTGAATTGTGCCATCAGACAAGCCGCGCATTATGGGATGCGAAACTTGAACACGGCATGATATTGCCTGCAAAAGGGCGATCTCCACAGCTTGCACAGGTCGGCACTGTTATCACGGCTGCAAACCGTATCGAATCAATGCCGGTCAGCCAGCGGCCACGGGTCATCATCTTTGACGAGTGTCACAGGTCGGTCAGCGCATCTTATCAACGTATTGTTGAGGCTTGTCCAGATGCGTACATCATAGGGCTTACCGCAACGCCGGAGCGCACAGACGGGCGCGGGCTTGGTGAGCTTTACGCTGATATGGTTCAGGTGCAGGACATGGCATGGCTGATACGTGAGGGCTATCTGTCGCGCTATAGGTTGATTGCTCCGGTCGAGGGTCCAGACCTCAGCGGTGTTAAAACAAAGGCGGGCGATTACGACACACGGGAAACCGAGGCGGTTATGGACCGGCCAACGATCACGGGCGATGCGATCCGGGCTTACCGGCAATACGTGGACGGCAAACGCTGCATGGTGTTCTGTGTGTCGATTGCACACTCTGAGCATACCTGTGCTCAGTACAACGCGGCAGGCATCACAGCAGAGCATATAGACGGCACGCACACGGACAAGGATCGCGAGGCTGCGTTAGATCGGTTCAGGCGCGGCGAGACGCTTGTGTTATGCACAGTACAGCTTGCCATCGAGGGGCTGGATATACCGGCAGTTGAGGCAGTGCAGCAGCTTCGGCCTACTCAGTCGGTGATTGTCTACCTTCAGTTGATCGGGAGGGGGCTGCGTGTTGAGGAGGGCAAGCCTGAGTTGGTGATTCTGGATCAGGTCAACAACTGGAAGCGTCACGGACTGCCGGACGATGTGCGCGAATGGTCACTTGATGGGCGCAAGAAACGCAAACGCAAGGCGGCAGACGAGGAACCGGACGTACACATTCAGCAATGCCATGAATGTTTCAGCATATTCCGCAAGGGCGTGAGCGAGTGTCCCAACTGCGGGGCTGCTGTTGAGACGCAAGGGCGCGAGATTCAGCAGGTTGACGGGCAGCTTGCCGAGGTTGATATTGAGGCGGCAAGGCGTGAGCGTGGACGAGAACAAGGCAAGGCGCGTGGGCTGGCTGATCTCGTGTCTGTCGGCGTGTCGCGTGGCATGAAAAACCCGTCAGCGTGGGCTGCGATCGTGTTTGCACAGCGGCAGGGCAGGAAACCAACAACATCAGAGTTCGCACAGGCGAGGGCGTTTTATGAAGGAATACCCAATCCAATAAGCCAAGGGGTTTTTTAATGAAAATAAATGTGACGCTTGTTAGATGCAAAGAAACAAAAGAGCCTGTTGCTGTGTTTGAGCAGGTGGACGATATTGTAAGGCTGGGGCAGATGATTGATGAGCTGACAGACCCGTCAATATGCCAATATGCAGATCATAAAATAAAAATAGAATTCGGCATTTTGTTTCCGCTCGGCCCGTCTGGCTGTGATGATCCCTATAATTGCGATGATGAAATAATAAATAGCGGGAAAATGACATATTCAATGATTGATGGTATGCGGCATGTTTTTGAAAACACTAAACTTGAGTGGGCAGACTTGCCTTGCATAAGTTATCTTGGCGACTGCGGTATTGATGAGCGATTTAACGATGCCATTAGAGAGGCATTCTAATGAATAAAATTATCTTAATAACACCAAAAGACCAATTAAGCGATTATTACGCAGTGTGCGAGCATGATGATTATTTGCTTTGCGCTTATTCAACTGCTGAAGCGATGTCAAAAAAAATTAAATGCAAAATCACTGACCTTCGCTATTTGGTAATCGAAAAAATAAACCAATTTTCTATAATGTGTAACGGCAACAAATCTACACCATTATTTAATAATTTTGACTTTGATATAAACTGTGCGCTCGCAAACAATGATCTTGAATGGCACGAATTTGAGCCGATAGACACAGATGAATATGCAAAAATCATATTTAACGGAGAGCCATCACAAGCCGTGGAGCCATTCTAATGAAGGAATCCACAATCCAATCCCTAATCATGCTGGCGCTTTCTGAGGCAGGCTGCACTGTATGGCGAAACGAGACGGCTGGGGCATGGGTGGGCAGGGTAATACACCAGTCACACGGCACAGTCACCATTGCAGATGCGCGGATGATACAGGCGGGGCTGTGTGTGGGCGGTGCGGATATTATCGGCATTGCGCCTGATGGCCGATTCCTTGCCGTCGAGGTAAAGTCGGCAACCGGCAGGGCAAGACCAGAACAGATAAAATTTATAGACGCGGTAATTAAGGCTGGCGGGATCGCTGGCATTGCACGATCGGTGGAGGATGCGTTACAGTTGATCCGCTAACAACAACACAACGGGCTGCGGCCCCTTTAGCCACGAGAGGCAAAGATGATAGAACCATGTCGCCATGACAGATGGCATTACATACGCCGGACATTTTCAAACGGAACAACCCACTTCGGCATTCAATGCTTAGACTGTCTGTCCTGCATCAAGCTGGACAGGCACGATCAAAAGCTATGGCTGAAACCTGAAGATATACCCGTCAACGCTCCCATTCACGCATGGATCAATCCAGACCTTGAGACAGGTCAGGGAGGATTATTCCATGACTAAACCCATCAGTTGGTATGCCCGCCGTTACACTGAACGCTTTGGGTTTCATCTTGTGCCGATCGAGCCAGGTCGAAAGTTCCCGCGCTCCTCTGATTGGGGCAATAACACTATCAGCGATCCTGATGCAGCAGAAGCATTCTGGCAACAGAAACCCGATTGGAACATGGGCGTTGCGCTTGGGCCGTCCCGCATGTGTTCGCTGGACATTGATTGCGATGCGTCCTTTGCACACATTCTGGATGAGTTCGGCATCAAAGCTGATGAGTTAGACGGCTTCCCGACAATACAAGGGCGCAAGAAAGGTCGGCGCGTAATGTTCCGCGTACCTGATGGTGTGAACCTTGGCTATCAGAAAATGAACTGGCCTTCTAAGTACGATCCCACAGGCGACAAGCACAAGGCGGCAATGGCTGCGGCGGCGTCTGCTAAGGCTGCTGGCGACACTGATAGAGATGAGCGTATTCGATCAGTTGCGCGGCGTTGGGCGCGTTATACGGTGTTTGAACTTCGGTCGTCTTGCGATGGCAAGCAGCGCCAGGACGTGCTGCCTCCGAGCCAGCACCCTGACACCGGCTTGCCTTATGTGTGGCTGGCGCAACCATCCGACAACTGGCCGACACCTCCGGCATGGCTTCAGGCGGTCTGGAAGGATTGGGACAGGTTTAAGCCGCAGATCAATGCCATGTGTCCGTGGCTGCCTGCTGAAAAGTCACAGGAACGCAAACTAGAGCGCATCAAGCCGCCGTCACACGTTGGCGGCAGTGTCATCGACGCATTCACAGACGCGCATGATCTGGTGTCGATGCTTGAGCAATACGGCTATCAGCGCAAGGGGCGAAAGCGTTTCTTGTCACCACACAGCAGCACAGGACTACCCGGCGTTATCCTGTTTCCAGACGGTGAATCTTGCTGGATTCATCACGCATCCGATCCGCTGTGCAGTGAGGATAGCGGCAAGCCGGTCAACGCGTTTGATCTGTACTGCTATTACGAACACAGCGGGGATATTAAGGCCGCTGTGAAGAAAGCCGCTGACCTCTTGGGCATGGACGCGCATATCAGGCACACGCCACAGCAGCCACCACAGGGCGCTACAGTCACAGTCACACCGGCAGCCAGCCGTGACTACCACTCGCCGCTGTTATGGGCTACGGACAAAGGCAAGCCGTTAAAGCACATTGATAACCTTCGGGAGATATGCAGACGGCTTGGTGTTGTGATCCGCTACAACGTGGTAAAGAAGTCTGAGGAGTTAATCATACCGGGCGAATCTTTCACGATGGACAACGAGGCGAATGCGTCACTTGCATGGCTGTCCAGCGAGTGCAGTCTGTTCGACTTTCCAACAGACAAGCTGAGTGAGTTCATCACCTACTTGGCCGATCAGTGTCAATACAATCCTGTCATCACTTGGATTGAGTCACGCAAGTGGGACGGCAAGCCGAGATTGCAGACGCTCTGCGACACCATCACAGCGCGTGGCGAGTCTACCGGAAGCGTCAAGTGGATGAAAGAAACGCTGATTAAACGCTGGATGGTGGCTGCTGTTGCTGCTGCGTATCTGCCTGATGGTATCAGTGCGCCTGGTGTGTTGACGCTTCAGGGGCCACAATACTTGGGCAAAACAAAGTGGTTCAAGACGCTTGTGCCTCAGTCGCTGGACTTGATACAGGACGGCATGATCCTAAAGCCGGATGATAAAGACTCAGTGAAGCAATGCACCTCATATTGGCTGGTGGAGTTGGGTGAGTTGGACAGCACATTCAGAAAGTCTGACATTGCACAACTTAAGGCGTTTATCACAAAGCAAGTGGACGTTTTAAGACTTGCTTATGCGCGGCGTGAATCAAGGTTCCCGCGTCGAACGCTGTTTTTCGGCTCCGTCAATCCGCGTGAGTTCCTGCACGATCCAACAGGAAACCGGCGATTTTGGACGATTGAGTGCGAGGCAATCAACCACGATCACGGACTGGACATGCAACAGATATGGGCAGAGGTTCAAAGCTTGTGGGCGGGCGGCGAGGGCTACTATCTCAGCGCGGATGAGATGGCCGGACTTAATGCACATAATGAGGACTTCATGGCAGCGGATCCAATCGAGGAGCGTCTTATGGACCGGCTTGAATGGAGCGATCCGCAAACCCTCTGGCGCTGGGCGCAGGCCTCGACGGTGCTTGTTGAGTGCGGGTTGGATAGGCCGTCAAAGCTTGACAGTGCCACGGCGGGTAGCCTTATTCGCGCCAGAAACGGCAATCAATCGCGCAGAAGCAACGGCCAAAAGTTGCTACTTTGCCCTTGTGTTCGTCGATAATCCTGCCCTTTTGCATGTGGCCCACTCTGCCCTTAGTTTTTCTCTGCCCTTTTGTGTCGTTTGGCGCGATGCAAAAGGGCAGGAAAGTGATGCACTGTGATGCACTGTGATGCACTGCCCTAAATCCTTGTTTTCTATAAAGATATAATCATATCAGTGTATAGGGTATCTAAGATTAGTAAACACTATAAATGGAATGGAGACACAGAAGGGCAGAGAATGTATTGCCCTTTTGCATCACAACTCTATTGTCCTATATGGAAAGTTCAGCTACTCAATGCACTTTGATGCACTAAATGCCCGAAAGTGTAACAAATACAAAGACATAAGACAGGGCATCACTTTTTAAACAGATGCACTTTGCAGGGCATCAGGGAAAATATAAATAATATTTACAAAAAGATAATAAAATAATATAATAAATATCCATTTATTTGTGAGTGTTTATTATGAATATAAATTATGAAATAGATAAAAACATATCAATTGCCGACTCGCCAATCAAAAGAGGCAGGCCGTCAAAATACGTTTTTGAAAAAATGGAAATTGGTGATTCTGTGCTAGTTAAAGGCAAAACATGCAGCCCGACAGACTGCCCTGGCTATAATGCAGTAAAAGCGTATTCAGCAAGAGCCGGAAAAGTATTTACCGGCAGAGCACAAGGAGATGGGACAGTAAGAATCTGGCGCACTGCCTAAAGCGGCTGGACTATGGCGGCGGCATCCAGTGTGCCGCCAGCCATAAACCAGCGCAGGGGGGTTACAGCAGCAGGAGGATAAACATCCCAGCGCACAGGACGCAGGTCAGCACGCAACACAGCAGGTCGATCTTCTGGGCGCGGGTCATTCCACACCTCGCAGCCGTGGCAACACGGTTTCAAGAGCAGATGCCATTTTCATATCCGCATTCGGTGCGCCTGAGTTCATAACGTCCGGCTCTAACGAGAGGTACGCTTCAAAAATATACTCCCATGCCTGCTGATACTCAGGCGATGGCAGATCGTGGCGCACAGCGTCTTGTAGGGCGGCTGTGATGTACGCGGTGCGGCTTACCTCACACTTGTGTGCGGCTTTGGTACAGGCGCGTAGTACGCCGTCAGGGATGCGCATGCTGGTGATGGTTATGGCTTTGTCGTTCATGGTGTTGCCCTCTGGGTTTGTGGCCGTCCGTGGCCGTGGGTTATTTAGATTTCTGTTATCGTGATTTCTACTTCTTTGCCGTAAAACGCTTCGGCTGCAATCCGCTTGGCGGCGCTTTGTGCGCCCTTGAGTGTTTTAACCATTTCGTAGCTGATTGATCCTGATTTGCCGGTAACTGTTACTTTGTAGTTTTTCATCTTGTTGCCCTCTGCTGTCCGGCTGCTTTATTGCGCCGATGTAGTAACTGTACTACGCCCAGATTTAGAGTGCAACAATTAATGCACTAATTATTTAATTTATTTTCGCACACTATTGGCGTACACTTAACCCATCAGCGCGTTCCCCTCTGTCCCTCCGCGCTGATAGTGTGCGTCCTTGGTGTCGTGCGTTATGCCCTGTGAGTTTGCCGGGGCATTTTTTTTGCCTTATGCCAGCGTCAAGCGTACAATAGCCTTATCGCGCCTAGTGGGTGCAAGCATTGCGACCAGAGGTCATATGGCAAAAAACCTTACCCCAAAGGCAAACGGCAGGCCGCGCCTGTTTGAGACGCCCGAACAGTTCGACGCAAAGGTTGAGGAATATCAGCTTTTTTGCGAGGCCAAAGAATACCCGGTTACATGGACGGGTCTAGCGTTATACCTCGGATTTTCATCACGCCAATCCATTGACGAGTACCTAAATTACGACGGCTTTTCTGACTCCGTAAAGAGAGCAAAGTCTTTTGTTGAGTGGCACTATGAAATGAAATTGCACGGATCATCACCTACCGGCAGCATATTTGCGCTTAAAAACTTTGGGTGGAGTGATAAGTCTGCAGAGCCTGAAGGTATCACGCCGGATCAGGTTATCCAGATAATCAGAGCGTCAAGGCCGGAACAAAGTGCAGATAAGCCTGACTGAACCTCAAGAGCAATTCGTATTCTCTGAGGCCGCACATCCGGCAATGGTCGCCGGGCTTGGTGCAGGCAAGTCACAGGCCGGAATTGTCAGGCTGTTGATTAAGATGTTTCAGTCGCCCGGCATTGACACGGCCTACTACATGCCAACTTATGACCTTTTGCGGCTACGCGCAATGCCAGGCACTGAGGCGATACTAGCCGAGCTTGGTATTCGCAGCAAAACCAATAAGTCAGAATATCTGATTGAGGTCGCAGGCGATGGCAATATGATATTCAGATCATACGACAGGCCGGAGCGGATTGTTGCCTATGAGGTCGCTGATTCAATCGTTGATGAGCTGGACACATTGCCAAAGGAAAAAGCAGCCTATGTGTGGCGCAAAGTCTCCGAGCGCAACCGGCAACAATGCGGCAGGCCAAACACGCTGGGCAACGTGACGACACCTGACCAAGGTTACTCAGGCTTCACCTATGCTAAATGGGTAAAGCAAATGCAGCCTGGCTATGAATTGATTAAGGCATCAACGGCAAGCAATCCATTTTTGCCGGATGGGTACATTGAGCAGATTCGCGCAAACTATGATCCGATCCTTGCCGACATGTATCTTAATGGCGAGTTTGTCAGCCTGTCACAGAACAAGGTTTATCACTTTTTTGACCGCACTAAGCACAACACATCGCGAATACTGACAGAGCAAGACACCGTTATTTACATCGGGTTAGACTTTAACATCGGCGGCTGCTGTGCAAACGTGTGGATTATTGAGGACGCAAAACCGGTGGCCGTGGATGAGTTTGTGAGTCACGATACAGCAGACTTTTGCAATCGCGCCAGCAAGTACAAGCGTTACGGGCGATCAATTATCGTTTACCCTGATGCGTCTGGCAGAGCCGGCAGAACAAACGCAAGCCAGTCGGACATTCAGATAATTGAGCAAGCTGGATACAGGGTAGACTGCCCGCAATCAAATCCAGCGGTACGCGATAGAATAAACTCTGTCAACGCTTTATTTGCGCATGATAGAATATCAATCAACACAACCCGATGCCCAAGGCTTGCCGACGCTTTAGAGTCGCAGGGCTATGATGCAAAAGGCGAGCCGGAAAAGTTTAATGACCATCCGTCAATAGACGATGACACAGACGCTATGGGCTACTTTTTACACAGGAAATTCCCAATTTTGCGACCAATATCACAGGTCAGGATGGCAGGCACATGATTAAAAATACCGGCGTAGCAACAAGGCATCCTGAATACGAACACAAGCTACCGCTTTGGGATAAGTGCATAGACGCATCAGAGGGTCAGTATGCCGTCCATGCTAAAACGACGGTTTATCTGCCAAGGCTGACCGACGAAAAAGACGACGAGTACAAAGCCAGGCTGAAGCGCGCGCCGTTTTTTAACGCAGTGTGGCGCACAATCTCCGGTCTGAAAGGCATGATCTTTCGCAAGCCTGCAGACGCAATCTATCCGGCATCCGCGCAAAGGTTTATTGATAACGTCGATATGGCCGGCACGCCGCTAAATTTGTTTGTGCAGGGTATTACAGAGCAATGCTTAA